AAAGGTATATCAATGCCAGATAAGTTTGTTGATTTTACAATCACTAAAGATAACTTTGCTAGATTAATGAAAGGCACAACTACATTAAATCTACCAGATGTTGCTGTTAAAGGTGATGGTAAAACAATCAAAATGATTGCGACAGATAAGAAAAACAAATCATCTAATCAATACTCTATTGATGTTGGTGAAAGCGATAAGAAGTTTACTGCGTATTTTAGAACAGAAAACTTTAAACAAATCGTTGATGATTATGATGTTGCAATATCAAAAGCAAAGATTTCTCATTTTGTAAACAGAAATAAACCTGTACAATATTGGATCGCTTTAGAACCTGACTCTGAATTTTAAGGGGGTTGTAAATGTCCGATTTTTTATGGGTTGAAAAATACCGACCAAGAAAAATTAGTGATTGTATTCTTACAGAAGAACTAAAGAATACTTTTACACAATTTTTAAAACAAAAAGAAATACCGAATTTGCTTCTATCGGGTAGCGCTGGTACTGGTAAGACGACTGTCGCCAGAGCACTCTGTGAAGAACTAGGTAGTGATTATATCATTATCAATGGTTCTGACGAAGGTAGACAAATAGATACTGTACGAAGTAAAATTAAAAACTTTGCTTCTACAGTATCACTAACAGAAGACGCAAATCACAAAGTTGTTATCATAGACGAGGCAGATTATATGAACGCTGATAGTGTTCAACCTGCGCTTCGTAATTTCATTGAAACATTTTATAAAAATTGTAGATTTATCTTTACCTGTAATTACAAAAATAAAATCATACCAGCTTTACACAGTAGATGCACTGTTGTTGATTTTAAAATTGTAAATGGGCAAAGAGTAAAGACTGCCACTGCCTTACTTAAAAGACTAGAGAGTGTGCTTAAAGATGAGAAGATAGGGTTTGATAAGAAGGTATTGGCAGAACTAATACAAAAATACTATCCAGATTTTCGTAGAACTATAAACGAATTACAGAGATATTCTGTAAGAGGTAAGATAGATAGTGGTATATTATTTAATCTAGGTGAGGCTAATACTAAAGAACTTGTTAAGATACTCAAAGATAAGAGATTTAATGATATGAGAAAGTGGGTAGTACAAAACCTAGACAAAGAGGCTTCTTCCTTGTTTAAGACGCTCTATGACACGCTATACACCACGCTAGATGCGAAGTCTATACCTCAGGCAATATTGATTATCGCTGGGTATCAATATAAATCTGCGTTTGTCGCTGACCAAGAGATCAATATGGTCGCTTGTTTGACAGAGATAATGGCGGGTTGTAAATTTAAATGAAACTAAATAGGAACAAAAGAAACCCAATAGCACTTGATTTGAGAACACCGAAATACAGAAGTAAGACGGTAAAACCCAAAAAAGGTAAAGGGAGTTTTACAAGAAAGAACAATGGCAAAAAGAACATTTATAAGAAAATGGATAGTTAAGATGAGAATGTTTTGGGCTGATATAAGAGGTCATCACGGTAAGGTTTGGGACTATGAACCAGGCGACTACTATATGGGTTCACATAAAGGTCACAATAAACACTCTAAAAAGTAATTGAAAGTTTTATATTATGTATCAATTGAAAGATTATCTAAACGCAATCAATTTTTCTAAAGAAAATTTATTAGACACAACAGACGAAACTTGGATTAAAAAATACCCACCTTTTGTAATCAATAAGTGTCTTTCCGTTCACTATGACTGTATCGCTCAGGCAAATGAGATGAATGGTTATCATTTCCTAGATAAGAAAATACAATTTCACTTTTACATAAATAGTATAAGAAAAAAGAAGCGATTTGGTGGCAAGTGGTTATCACAAGCCAAATTGAAGAATTTAGAGTATGTAAAAGAGTATTATGGTTATAGCAATGAGAAAGCAAAAGACGCTCTCAACATACTAAACGAGAAACAAATTGAACATATAAAGAATACCTTATCTAAAGGTGGGAGAAGAAGATGAGCGAAGAAACGATCAATTGGTCGCCTGACAGTATGTTAGAGGTTACCATAAAGCAACCTGACGACTTCTTAAAGATTAGAGAGACTTTAACTAGAATAGGCGTTGCCAGCAGAAAAGACAAAACTTTATTTCAAAGTTGTCACATCTTACATAAACAAGGAAAGTATTTCATAACACATTTTAAAGAATTATTTGCTCTTGACGGTAAGAAAGCAACATTGACAGAAAACGATATTCAAAGAAGAAACACAATCTCTATACTATTACAAGATTGGAATTTAATTGACATAGTGGATAAAACTAAAGCAGAGAATAAAGCGCCATTATCTCAAATCAAAGTATTACCTTTTAAAGAGAAAAAAGAGTGGAACTTATCAGCTAAATATAATATAGGGAAAAAAGTTGAAGCCAAGGATAATACTGAGAATGCAAGTACCGAAGTTTAAAGAATTTATTACAGAAACAGATATAGGTCGTAGAGACAAACCTATGACTATTGCTATTGTTACAGTAGCAGATTCAAAAGACCCTAAAGAAAATACAACTGCTGAACTTCTTACAAAAATTTGTAAGAAAAAAGGTATCAAGTGTATTATTGTAAATACTAAATCAACAATCATCACAGCAAAAGACGAAGATAAAAGTACACTAACTGTTTATAATTATGATGGTAAAAATAGTGAGCACACTTTCGTAGGTAGAGATACTATTTGTTTTGTTAGAGGTGGTGCGTTAGAAGATGAGGCTGGTTTATCTTTAGTGTCATCTTTTCAAAACTCACAAGCATTTATGATTAATACTAGAGCATCAATGCTAACGTGTGATAATAAATTAACAACAGCATTACTATTTGAGAAATATGGTTTACCCACACCAAGAACAGCTTTTGTTTCTAATGAAAATAATATTAAAACTGCTTTAGATAAAGTCGGTGGTAAGTTTCCTATAATTTTAAAAACATTAACAGGAACTCAAGGTGTTGGTGTCATAAAAATAGAAAGTTATGAAGGTCTTGTAGCAACATTACAAGCGATGTGGAAACTAGAGGCAGAAGTATTAATACAAGAATTTATGCCTGGTGATTTTGATATTAGAACTTTCTGTTTAGATAATAAAATATTCGCAAGTACAAAAAGAACTCACAGTAGTTATGACTTTAGATCAAATACACATAGAGGCGCTGAGGCAGAACCTTATATATTAAGTGATGATGAAAAAGAAATAGTTTTAAAAGCGGCTAGAGCATCTAGAGCTTATATGGTAGGCGTTGACCATATCATACATAAAGGTAAACCTTACTTATTAGAAATAAATGGTAGTCCAGGATCAGGCGCTGATTACGAGGGTTATCAACATAGAGATTATTTTTCTGACGCAGAACCATCTGGTAGAATAGATGGTGAAAAAATGTTATCAAACGTTATTGACTGGATTGAGGATAGAGCACATTGGGATAGACAATCATTAATAGAGTGTGGTTGGTTAGAGACAATAGAGATTGAAGACTTAGGTAAAGTTAGAGTTAAGTTTGATACTGGTAATGGTTCTAAAGCTTGTGCTTTACACGCAGATGAAATTTTATCAGATGGTAAAATAGTAAAATGGAAATATGATGGTAAAACTTACAGCAAACCTAGACACGGAAAAAGTGAAGTGTTTAGATCAAATGCTACAAATGAGCCATCAGAAGTTAGACCTACAATATTATTAGACTTAACCTTTAATGGTTTTACATATAAAGATGTAGAAGTAGGTTTAGATCAGAGACCTAGATCAGGCTCTGATTTACTAGTTAATAGAGATTTAATGAGATTGATGAATTTAAGTGTCAATCCAAATAGAACTTTTGTATTAAGTAAAAGAATGAGACCCATTGAAAAAAAGGGGCAACCAGATAATATAGGGTTTGAGAAAAAATAACATTGACAAAATGAATAAACTATGGTATAATGAAACACTAATAAGGAGATATTATGCAAAAAGTGAAAATATTAAGACTAGCGACTGGCGAAGACGTAATAGCTAAAGTCGGTGAGAATGACCAAGGTGTGAGTTTAAATAAACCCTTTGTTATAATTCCACAACAATCAGCACCAGGAAAGCCAATACAATTAATGATGTCTTTATATAATGCTTTTGGTAAAGATGAAACTATCACTCTTTCAAAAGAAAAGATAGTTTTTATGACTGATCCAAAAGATGACATATTAAAATCGTATGAGGCTAATACAAGCAGAATTATACAGGCAAAACCTGGTTTAATTACAGAGACTAAAATACCAAAACTTTAATGATTACTGTATACTTTATACGAGGAGAGGAAAAAATACCTGTCCAAGTTGATGAAGGTATGACGTTGATGGAGGCGGCAAGAGATTATGCCAATCAATCAATAGAAGAAATACCAGCAGATTGTTCAGGTTGTTGTGCGTGTGCAACTTGTCACGTTAAGATAGATAAAAACTGGACACATATTGTAGGACAACCAAATTTAGACTCGGCAGAAACAGAATTAATTGAGTATGAGAAAGGCTATGATCGTATGGAAAGTAGATTAGCTTGTCAAATACAGCTAGAAAAAAAACACAATGGCTTGGTGGCCCATTTACTTGATAACCACAAGTTATAATTTCATTTTAAACATATGTGATAGTATGTTTAGAGGGGGATTAGCTCAGCTGGGAGAGCGCTACACTTGCACTGTAGAGGTCAACGGTTCGATCCCGTTATCCTCCACCAAAATTTTAGATTATGAAAAAAGATATATTTGAAAGTATCATAGACGTTGGTAGTGGTTTTATTCTAGCC